GGCCTTCGCTGAAGAGGTGCTGAATGCTGTACATGCGGGCAAGCTTGTCGAGGCCTTTGGGGTCCACTAGTTGCACACCAAAGTCTTCATGGCTGTAGACCCTGCGTAGCTCCTGCGCCACGCTGATGCCTGTCGCCTTGTTTTCGATCAGCAGCGTGTCGATGCCGCGAATCTTCTTTGTCGTCTCGACGATCTTCTTGATCAGATCGTGAAGCTCCAGGCGCTCCTGCCACGCATAGAGCAGCATCACGCGAGGGTGCTCCTCTGAGTAGGTTCGCTTGATCTCGCTGATGGTCTCGCCATTGCGTGAAACCACTCGATTCGCTTGGGCCTTCACGTCGCCTGAGAAGACGCCCCAGATCGTCATGGCAGAGAAGTCATTCTCGCTCTTCGTCGTGTACGCAGTATCGACAGCGGCAACGACGTAATCCATGTCGGGGAAGATGTCGCTCTCCCACATCTGCCACCAGTCGCGCTTGATGATGCCACCGCCGCGCGGTGTCGGCTCTTGCTGGAACTGGCCGGCGGTTGCGTAAGGGCCCATCACGCGCTCTTCGCGATCAACCACCTCTCGCGGGAATCGCTCAGGGAACAAGAGCTCGCCTTCATCCTCGCGCGGATCGTAGAAGCCGATCTTTGTCACCATGTCTCTGCGCCACGATGCGTAGCGCATTGGCAGGCACAGGTGATCGTAGCCAAGCTGCTTGTCCAGGATCACGCCTGACACGTCTTCTTCGTGCAGGCGCTGCATGACGACGACAATCGCGCTTTCCTTTGGATTGTTCAGACGTGTCGGCACCGCTTCAAGAAACCACTCGAGCGTGCTGGCGCGCATCTGATCCGAATTGGCGCCTTCGACGCTGTGCGGATCGTCGATGATCACCCGATCGCCGCGAGCACCCGTGATCGATCCTGCAGCGACCGCCTGTCGAAAGCCTGTCGCTGTATTTTCGAATTTGGTTTTTTGGTTCTGATCTTTCGACAACGAGACCCGATCGCCCCAACGCTCCTGATACCACTCGCTTTCGATCAGCCGGCGCATGCGCAGCCCGTCGCGCACGGCGAGGTCTTGCGTGTGCGAGGCGCAAACGTAGCGCATATGCGGCGCGTTTTTTGGGCCCCATTCCCAGGAGGGCCAAAAGACGCCCACGGTCAGGCTCTTCATAGTGCCAGGCGGGATGTTGATCAGCAGGCGATTGTAAAGACCATCAGCAACCTCTTCGCCGTAGGTGATGGCTTCAAGGTGCAAGCACAGTGCATCGATGTGCCAGCCGTGAATGTATGGTTGTCCTGGTTCGATGATGGCCCAGGCCTGTCTGATGAATTCGGCGAGCGATCGCTCGCAGCGCGTTTTGCTGATTGCAACGCGCGTGGCTTCCACGTCGATCTTTGCGCCCTTGTACAGAACGACGGTCATTTGTTGATCATGTTCTTCAAAGCTTCGTCGAGCGCTTCGAGCTGCTCGTCTTCCAAAGCTTCAACGTCAATCACCTTTGTCTCGACCTTGATGGCGCCACCGTTCGCGCCGGTGACCTCTTTACGCTCCGCGTAATCGTCTCGGAAACGTGAGGCGACGATCTTGTTGTAAAGGGTAGCGTTGAAGTCGCGTGATTTCACTCCAGCCTGCCCCGCTTCTTCCCACCAGTCCTGTGCATAGACGAGTGCGCGCGCGAGGGCGGTGGAAAATTCTGGGTGAACTTCGCGCCATTTCAGCAGCGTGGATTTATCGACATCCAGGCGCGCAGCCATACCTGTAATGGATTTGCCCTCTTTGCCCCAGACGAGAACCTGATCGCAATACTCTGGGCGATAGCTCGAGGGGCGCCCCACGGGGCGCTTGGGCGCAGGAGCGCCTTCAGACCCCTTAGGCAATGCCTTGGGAGCGACTTTGGAATCACCATTTTGGGTTTTTTTAGGCATTTTGGACCCTCTAAGTGCCTCAAATATAAGGGTTTCGGGGGGAGTTGACATCTGAAAGGATTTCATGTTTACTGTGTTCATGGCTGATTCGTAGCCACTGATGATTTGATTTACAGGAGATGGACATGACTGATCTGACCCACATCTTTGAAGGCCTCACCGCTCGCGGCTTCGAGGTTTGCGCTACGGGTGGCGGTTGCACCGCTTGGCACAAGAAGCTCAACGACAATGCCTACATCCTTGTGACTGATGATTGCGGCTTCTCCGCTGATGATCTGTCTGAGGGTGCAATCATTGGGCTCTACGGCGAAGACGGTGGCGATCCGCTCAATTCGTGGAACGTCAATGCTGATCAGATTCTGGAATGGACTGACAAAGCCACTGAATGGCTCGCGAAATAAGGGGGTTGATATGACCACTGTAACATACACTTTTTACGGCAAATACCGCCACCAAAAGACGTTCGAAACATACCAAGCCGCAAAGAAGTTCTTTTGGGTCATCCAAAAGGCGCGCGGTGTGACAAGCGTCAACCTTGATTATCCGCAGGAGGGCTGAACATGGACAAGATCGACATCCAACGCATTGCCGCAACATACTATGACGCTCTGTGCGACGCTCTGACATTCGACGAGATTGCAGAGATCAAGCGTCGCAACCGCGAAGATTACAAAGGCACGTCATCATGTGCGGCTCATGATTTCTGCGACGCAAACGTCTATTTGTTTGCCGCATACGAAGACCACTTAGGTGGTGAATGCGTCCTCACTGATGACGTGTTCGCAATATTGGATCAGGTTCAAGCATACGCACACGACACTTTTCTTAGCTGATGGAAGGATAGAAAATCATGATTAAGTTTCTCGCTGATCTGCGCGCTCTCAAGGCTGTTCTGCTAGTCGCCTCTGACGAGGAAACGCGCTACTACCTCAACGGTGTCAACGTCGAGGTCCGCAAGGATTCTGTGACGTATTGCGCCACTGATGGTCACCGCTTGTTGGTGGCACGTCAGAAGTCGAGCAATGATGATGACGTGCAACCGTTCATCATCCCCGCAAAGCTGATCAAGTCGATCAAGCTCAAAAAGTCCACGGACCTATGCGACATCACTGTCGAGGGCACGCGCGTGACGATTCACTACCTTGGTGAGTCGATTGGTGCTGATCTCGTAGATGGCACATTCCCTGATTATCGTCGCGTGATTCCGCAAGCTTCCAATGGCAAGCATTCGAATTTCAATTTCGATTATCTTGCAAGCTTCAACGATGCGGCGCGCTTGTTCAGAGGCGAGACGCGCGGTGAGTTCAAGGCCTATCCTATTGTGCATCACAATGGCGATGAGCCAGCGCTTGTAGAGTTCGAACTTGATGAGCGTGAGGGCATTGAGGCGGTGGGCGTGATTATGCCGATTCGCGTCAAGCAAATTAAATACGAAGCCCCTGCGTGGGCTGTGCCTGCAAAGAAGCAAGAGGCGGGGGCGTAAGCCCCCACCCATCTCTGATCTGATTTAAGGAGGTTGATATGCAATACGAGGTTTATGTTTCTGAAGGCGTGCGCCGTGATCATCTCGCTGTGTTTGGTTCAGAAAAAGAGGCGGTTGATTACGTCAAGAGCATTGGTGTGATTGCGTTCGAGGCTGACCCTGATCATGAAGGTTGCTATGACGCATTCGACAAGCACTGTCGCGTGATCTGCATTGAGCCGTGCGACCCGATTGATGATTTCAATTATGTCGGCTCGCGCCATCATTATTGAGGATTGATCATGCAAACGACGATCGAAATCATCTGTGAACTTACTGTTGCTGCGATTGTGATTTTCGCAGTTTGGATTCTCTCAATTGCTGTAGGAGGTTGATATGGAATTGCATGACACGGTTTATCACTTCGAGGTCGAGCTCGAAGATGAGCACTTCGCTGGTGAGGCTTATGTTCAATTCACCATTGAAGCACCTGATCCTGATGTCGGCTTTGATGGTGGTGTTGAATGCCTGATCAAGGGCATCAAAGGATTCATCACGGACGACAAGCATGTCGAAATGGAAGTCGAGCTCATTCCGAATGGTCGACGCTTCAAAGAGATTGAAGCAATGATCCAAGCGGGTGTGGAAGAGTTCTGTTGGGAGACCTACCGCGAGGACATCCAGCCCTACGAAAAGGTGGCGCCATGGGACCGTTGAAGTGGATCACGACTGAGGGGCTGCTCGACCTGTGCGAGTGGCTCGTCAGCCAGCCATACGAGGATGGCTTCGACACCCTGCTGGACGAGGCCTTCCTCGTCCTGCTCAACCGCTTCGACATGGCGACCTACCAGCGTGTGGTAGG